TAGAATGTTTAGTACTTTCTAATGCACCTACATAAGTAGTGGTAAACTTTTGCTCACTCTTGCTACCCGGAACGGTAATACCAACATCGTTAACTTGATTAACAAATGCCTGAGCAGATGCTGTACTATAACTATCCATAGTTGCAGAACAGGTTACTGATCCTGCTGGTGCAGCCCAATCTGCTGTAGATCCACGCAGAATTCCGCCTTGTGGGTAGATTTTATTATCGCCGTAATAGGCAGTATTAGTTGTCCAGGTAATTGGACGAACAGGCTGTTCGTATTGGAATTCGATTCTTACCAATCCGTCTTCAAGTTTGGCACCTCGGTGTTGCTCCACTGAGCCTGTTCTTTCGATGAACTTGAACTTGTTGCCTTCTGTGAGATTGCCGTTTTTGACTGATCGCTCGAGATCGACTTCTTGTCCAGCGTTAATAACAATCCCACCAGGAACCATATCGTCACCGTCAATATATACGTTAACGACAGCACGGGTCGTATGTAGATTCTTAAGTAGTATTGAATATTCTGATCCGAACGGAACATAAACTGTGTCCTTGAATTCTCTTAGGACTTTGCCTTTTACTTTAATGGCGGCGGCCATTTTACTTTCGTACATCATGATTTCTCCTTTTACGGTACACACTCTAAGTACCTAACATTTAAAGAGTGTTGGTTGTGGGACCTTCCCACGCATCTATTTATAGATACTGTTCTATAAATGGATCTTCTTCTGGGAAATAATGCACATCGTACATTATTCCGCCAATGTTGTATTCTGCACACCAGCTATGTTGATTATTAGTCTCTCTAACTGGTTCTGTCATTTGCAGCATTAACCAAACTCGATCGTGTTCAGCACCTTCTAGTCTACGTTTTGGTGGACCCATAATCTTACGGATAAATGCTTCTGCTTCTTCTTTGGTTTTAAACTGCATATAAATCCTTTGGTGCGCTAGGTGGGAATCGAACCCACGACACAAGAGGTTTAGAAGCTCCGGCTCTGCCACTAAGCTACTAGCGCATACGTTTATTATGCTGCCATTAAGCAGTTAGGTCAACAGTTTCTTCTTCTTTTTGGCTAAGTTTATTTGGACGTAATGGGTCAAGCCAAGTGTCCGGGATGTATGCTTTGGGCGTATCGCCTAGCATATTTTGGAGTCCGTGGTCGGTACTAATCCACCAATAATGATCCGTAATTTGTGCCTTACATACAATGCCGCGAAAATCAAATTCTTCACCTTGTTTAAAGTGTCCAATATAATTTTCTACCAAAACAGTTTTGCCTATGTTCTGAGGACGTAGGCTCATAATGATTTTGGCAATGTCACCTTGTTCACACTTCATTCTTTGTCATTCCTATAATCTTTGTATGTAAGATCATATTCTCTGTTACTAATTTAGTAATAGTTGCTAATAGGATTAATCGATCAGCGTCAGTGATATCTTCTTTATCAAATTGTTCAAGGATACTTGCACCAATCATACGCATTGCTTCTGTTTTGCCTTGTTTGAATGCACCCCAATCAAATGGGTCGCCTTCTTCGTGAGCAAAGGCAATATCAATTAATTCGTCTAAGGTTATTTTAGCCATCCTATCCTTTCATTGTTATCAACTCTTCTTTGGTGTTCTTCAACACTCCCAGGAAAACGCCAAGCCCAAACGGCAACAAGGGCCATAAATATTGCAGTACTAATAATACCAATTGGTTTTACTCCGCCTGTAAACATTAAAATTAAACTTAGACTCATCATACCTAACATAAAGAATTTCATCTTTGTAGGGAACACACGTTTCTGTCCCCAGTTAGTTAAGAATGGTCCAAAGATCTTGTGATTATATATCCATCGATGCATACGTTCACTGCCTTTACTGAAACAGTAAGCAGCAAACACCACAAACGGTGAATACGGAATGCCAGGAGTTATTACTCCAATGTAGGCCATGCCAAGAGACAAGAAGCCTAGAGTTGTCCAAAGAAATTTTTTCATATTAAGCAGCTACTACTTTGTTAGGTAATGCAGAGACAAGAATGTCCTGATGTAAGTTTGGAGTAAATTTTCCTCCAGCCGCTCCGTTTAATGTTGCAAGAGCGTTAATTGGTTTAGTTCCTCGAACAGTTTGTCCACCATAAGGTAAACCTGGTATGGCATAACTGATGTGTATCCACACAGTCTTTCCTGGTAGGTATTCTAATAATAACTGATCGTAAGGAATGTTTTTACTAATCCACACAGCAATATCAAAATAATCATGAGCAGGCACACCTCTAAACTGTATATCGCAGGCCTGGCCAGTACCGTGTTGTGCTTGATTCGAACCGTGTCTATAGCTGTTGGTTAAGAACGCATTTTTATAATGTGCTTTGATTGGTTCTACAACATTCAACGCAAGAGCAGCAAGATTGTTAACTATACTCTGAGGAGGTAATCCTTTAACGTTGTCCGCTAGTTGTTGAATAGTTCTTGGAAAAGTAACATTTTTAATCATTGCTCCAAGAGTAGTTCCTCCCGGAGTTAATACTGTTGAATAACTAATATCACCTGTTACTTCCGCAGATGGTTTTCCAGCCTTTGGTGCACCAGGTTTAACTCCTTCTCCCTTTGGTGTTGGAGTTGTTGTTATTTTAGCGTAGTCGTCTTTGGTAATACGACCTTCTGCTAGGAACCTATCAGCTTCCTTTTTACCAGATGTGTTATCTTCGTCGCCTTCTACGTTTTGCACAGCGGCAACTACAGTTACCTTAGGAACCGCTGGAGCGGAAAAGCTGCCGTCAGTTGCGTTTGCATTATACAATGCAATTGGTACACCGTTAGCAAACACATTGCTAGAATCGTATGTAGGTTCAACACGACCATTACCGTCAAACCGTAGCCCTGTAATTGCGGTATACGGATGGGTATGAGCAGTAGGACTATAAGGACCGCTAGGACTATTGCCTGCTGCTGGACTCGGATTAACTGTAGAATTCGCCATACTACTATTTAAGCCAATTTAATACCTGTAGTTCCTTGAATATAACTGTCAGAAAACTCTTTAAGAGTTGGCTCAAATACAACAACTGTATTTTTAAAAATGCGTACATCTCTATCTGGATTGGCAGTAAACAAATATGGAGCCATTCCAAGACCTTGTTGCCCTGCTGTAAGGACCATAGGTCTATTTAATTTAATATAAAGAGCACCGTCCTCAACTAACTTTCCAAGTATTTCCTCACCACTTGTAAGTTTAAGTGTTACAACATCACCTTCTGCTACACCTTTTTCAATTAACATTTGCTAACCTCGCTTTTAATTCAGTAAATCCGCCTACTAATTCTTCGTCTAAAAAGATCTGTGGAACTGTACGTGCGGTAGGCACAGCTTCTAATAAATCCTCTTTTGAATACCCGTCTCCAATTTTGCGTTCTTCAAATGCAATTCCCTTTTGTGTGAGCAATGCTTTGGCCTGATCGCAATAGGGGCAATGATACTTACTCCATACAATCGCTTTCATTTCTTGTTTCCTTTAATTTGAGTATATTACAGCACCCGTCTTGTCTGTGACTCTAACTAGGAGCATACCTTTATTTTTATATTGAAGGGCAGCACTTATAGCAGCTTGTTCGCTGCCATAGGTTCCTATAGTTGTCCAAGACTCGTAAGGTGATTTTCTTTTGAATTGAGCTTTATACATAGTTTATTATATAGCTGGTAGAGCGTCGTAGTCGAGATTATCTGACATAACACCAATAACATAACTTGTAGATTCTGTTTCTTGTAATGCACTCTGTTTCTTACTAGTATCAGTGTGCTTGTTAAACCAAGGAATAGGAGTAGTCTTTGGATGTGGATTCCAATACTTAATACCAATATCCTTTAGAGAACCGTGAGCTGTGAAGTCAACAAACTCTTTTAGAATATTAGCATTAAGACCAATCACTGGGCCTAGTTTAAACAGATAGTCGGCCCAGGCTTTTTCTTCTGCAATAACATCTTTGTAAATTTGAATTACTTCATCTTGACACTCTTGTGCTGCCTTGGCAAATCGTGGATCTTCTTTGACTACCTGATTAATAATATAAGCAGTCCATCCTTTGTGTAGCAATTCGTCTTGTAGAATTAGGCTAATAATGTTGCCATTACCGATAAAGATCTTGTTCTCAACCATTGCTAGACTTGTAGCAAATGATGTCATAAAGCGGAAAGCTTCTAATGCGTAACTTGCGTGTAAGGCTAGATAGATTGCTTTGATATGTCCTTCTTCGGGAGAGTTGTTAGGATCACTATCAATCTCTTTAATGCAGTTAAACTTATGCAAGTCATCATAATACTTGCCAATACTACTGGCCATATCTACAATTTCTTTGGTGTCATGGATAGTGTTGAATACTTCCTTAGGCACGTTATAGATGTTACGGATAATGTGACTGTAACTGCGTGAATGAATATTAGTTTCAAAGAAACTCCAGTTATAGACCAATGCTTCTAATTCTGGAAGGCTTACGACCGGAGTAAAGATTTGACTTGGGCCGCGACCTTGCAGACTGTCAAGAGCAGTTTGCCTAAGCAGGTTACTAGTGAAGATATGTTTAACCGCATCTGATGCTTCCTTAAAATCATTTGCATCTTTGGTTAGACTAACTTCTTCTGGGACCCAAAAGAATCCACGGGCTGTCTTTTCAAAGTCTACAATTTTATTATATTTTACTTCTTCAAATCGTTGAATAGTAACAGGACCTGCCGGATCCAAGAACATCTTACGATTAAGATAGTCTGTCTTTGTTGTTAAATTATATTGTTGTTTACTCATTTTTATACTCTAAAACTTTCTCCGCAACCACAACGGTCACGTTCATTTGGGTTAACAAAATCAAACCCTTCATTTAATCCATTTTTTACCCAGTCTATAGTTAATCCGTCTAGATATACTAAAGACTTTGCATCTACTAATATTACAAAATCATCTGTAGCAAAATTTGTAACTCCAACTTCTGCTTCATACTCGTCTACATATTCTAACACATATGCCAAACCACTGCAACCAGTAGTTTTAACTGCTAGTCGAATTCCTACACCCTTGCCTCTATTCTTAAGCAAGTGCTTGATCTTTGTTTTGGCTTTGTCTGTTACGGTAATCATTTACGGCCGCTTTGATCGCATCTTCTGCAAGTATCGAACAATGAATCTTAACAGGGGGGAGGGCAAGCTCAGTAGCAATTTCGCTATTCTTAATCTGTTGCGCTTCGTCAAGCGTTCTTCCTTTGAGCCATTCAGTAACGAGCGAACTCGACGCAATCGCGCTTCCACAACCATACGTTTTAAATTTGGCATCTTGAATAATTCCTGTGGTTTCGTCTACTTTAATTTGTAGCTTCATTACGTCACCACAAGCAGGTGCACCGACCATACCTGTGCCTACTCCTTGTTCATCTTTAGAAAAGCTACCTACATTTCGAGGATTCTCATAATGGTCGATTACTTTGTCTGAGTAACTCATAGTTTACAGGCCTCACAATCTTCTTCAATACTTGTTTCAGCTTCTCTTTCATAGAAACCGTTATAGTGTACTTCGGGAGTCTTGTCCTCGTGTTTGGCGCCTTGCTTATTGATTAGACTATAGTAGAAAGTCTTAATACCCCACAACTGTGCCTGCATCAAGTTCTTAGCAATTAGTGTAGTTGGAACTTTGCGTTCTGGGAAATGTGCTGGATTGTAGAATGTGTTTGTTGAAATACTTTGATCAACATACGCTGCTAAAACAGCCGCAGTCTTTAGATAACCTTGGCAGTCTGTTTGATCCCACATCAACTGATACTTATTCTTAAGTCTATTATATTCTGGAACCACTTGTGTAAACGAGCCAGCTTTGGATTCTTTAGTTGAAATTAAACTCATCGGCATTTCAATACCGTTGGTTGAATTAATAACAACTGAACTAGACTCTACAGGTGCTACAGCCATTAAGGTAGCGTTTCGAACACCGTGTGTTTTCATTTCTTTTCTAAGAGTTTCCCAATCGAGTTCTGGAGTAAAGTCAGTAAGTTCGTTAACACCTTGGGCTCTTCTTTCCCAAGGGAAGATCCCTTGACCGTATCTTGTTCGGTCGCTGTCTTTACACTTGCCTCTTTCCTTGGCAAGTTCAACTGTTGCTTCTGTAAGGTAAAAGGCCTGATGCTCCATCCAAACTTTAACTTCCGCCAGTGCGTCTTTGTCGCCATATTTCATTCCTCTTTTAGCGTGCCAATAGGCAAGGTTAGTAATACCAATACCTAGTGGTTGAATTTCGTCGTTGCTTAGTTTAGATTGAATACTTAGGAAATCTTGATAATCTAAAATGTTGCAAAGACTACGTTGTAAGATTCGACACGCTCTACGCATATCTTCTGGGTTTCGGAACGCACCCCAGTTAATGGATCCCAGTGTACATAACGCTATGCGTCCCTCCTCGTCGTCTAATCTCTTAAATGGACGGGTTGGTAATAAGATCTCACAGCACAGGTTACTTTGATAGATGGTATGATATTCAGGATCAAAAGGTCCTTGATTCATAACATTATCAATAAACACCAAATAGATGCGACCTGTATCTGTACGCTCCTTAAGAATGCCGGACTTGAATACTTCTTCAGCTGACATTGTTTTTTTACGTAAACCTTTTTGCTTTTCGTATTTTACATATAGTTCTTCAAATCGTTCTGTGTTGCTGTAAAATGCTTCATATAGATCTGGCACTTCATTTGGATCAAAGAAAGTTATATTTTCTTTGTTCTTAAATCTTCTCCAGAAGAATGACGACAACACGACCCCGTAGTCCATGTGTCTAACTCGTGTCTCTTCTGTACCTTGGTTGTTCTTGAGAACAATGAGATCATCAAACTGATGATGCCAAATGGGATAAAAGACAGTAGCAGATGCATTACGAATTCCACCTTGTGAACAACTCCTTAAATCACCGAACCATTTTTTCAGGAATGGTATCATACCTGTGTGCATAATTTCGCCACCTCGAATAGGCGAACCTAATGGACGTAGTCGTCCAATCTCTAAACCGATGCCAGCACGTTTGCTGGCATACTTGGCCATCATCTCCCCAGAAGCAAATATGCTATCCAGATCGTCGTCACTGCGGATAAGCACACAACTAGAAAACTGCTTAGTTGGAGTGCCAAGGCCAGCCAACACAGGTGTAGCAAGAGTAAACAAACCATCTGAAGCCGCGTTGTAATACTCTTTGATGTAACGCATACGGGCTGCATTAGGTTCTTCTTTATGGAAGACAGTCGCGGCAGCAACCATATAACGAACTTGTGGTGTTTCATAGATCTCCTTAGTAGCTCGGTTACGCACGAGATACTTTTCGATCAATTGCTCAATAGCTGCGTAACTGTATTCTTCATCTTTAGAATGATCTAGCATATCATTCATTTTATTCCAGTCATCTTCTGAATACCATTCAAGAAGTTCTGGAGTATATAATCCAACAGAAACATTTTTCTTAACAATGTCGTAAAGGTGGGGAGGCTCGTAGTCTCCGTAAACATCCTTTCTCAACATCGAAAGACGTTGTTTGCCTGCTACGTACTGATAGTTAGTGTGACCTACATCTGGATTATGTTCAATATCAATTAGATCAACTATTGCTCTAAGTGTAATTCCATCAATCTCTTCTGTAGTAATACCGTCATAGAAATGTGGTTGGGCTTTAATTTCTATCATTGACTGGCTAACGTCTGCAATGCCTTTACAAACTTTAGCTACTTGGGCTTGCCATTTTTCAACTGCTAATGGTTCTTTGTTTCCGCTGCGTTTAATAACTGTGATGCTCATTGTGTTTATCTCTGTTCTTATAATGTTGTAGATTGATATTTATTACAATCTAGATTTTGACCAAAGCAACTTGGTCTCGATGTTCTTTAATTCGTCTACACCAACTACACTTTTATATTCCAAATTAAGTACATATTTTTTGTCTACTACCAAAATATATGAAGCGTCATCTTTATCTGGGATTATGGATTTATGTATCTCACATTCGGTATCAATAAAGCGACTTGTTAATTTAATAGTGTACAGCATTCCAAGAACAATAGCAAGATCGTCAAGTCGTAGATCCAGAATTAAATGCCACGGATCGGGCCATTCTG